GGATTTCAGTCAATATATCAGCAATCTTTTCAGATGCCGCCATCATTTGTTCATTGTTTAGCAACTCAAAATCCACACCTATTGCTTGGTTTAGCACATTTCGTGGTGATAGCTCCTCACTTGTAATTTGTCTCAAAGCCTTATCTCTAAATCTTTTTAACCTTTCTGTTCTTTGTGCTGTATCACTGCCACCCTGAATCTTTATTTCTGTGGCTCTTGTGTCCATTTCTTCACCAATGTTTTTGAAGAAAGTATTGAACATTTGTTCTCCTCTTTCACCATCAGGAAAGGTTGATCGAATTAATCTTTTATTTCTTTCACTTTGAAATATTAATTTGCCTAAGTCTCTTGATGTACTACCTGCCTCTACCTTGTCAAAGATTGCTTGAAACACACCCAGCCTATATGCTTCTTTCTCACCATCACCCATCAAAGCCATAGCATCTTCAGGGTTTGGAGATTTCTTTGAGAATATATCCTTACCCATATCCATAGCATCTTGTATAGCTGAGAAACCAGCAAAAGTATCTCTTGCTTGTTTGTAATTTTCATTACTGTCTAGGGCAGTAATAAATTTATTTTTGGTGTCCATCATTTTTGCAACAGCAGTCGGTCCCATTGATGTTTCTTGTCTTATAGGTGAATTAGATACTGAAATTAAATCATCTAAGCCAAGCTTTAAGTAATGTGCAAATTGAAAGGTTATTGCATCTACTGGTTTACCCTTGTTATCACCTTCAGCCAACACCAAGCCTGTATCTGATACTTCTACTAAAGGCAAATCAATACCATCTTCAGCACCTATTTCCATGGCTCTACCCAAGGCTTTTTGTAAGCTTGGTCTAGCCATTAGTTCATTTAATGTGTAAAACTCTTGTGTGGTATTGCCATCTCTATCAACCTTTTCAATGCCAAACTCACTCTCCATGTCTATTAACCTTGGTGCTTTGGTGCCATCATCATAGGTCACTGTAAAAGCCTCTTCATACATTTTCTGTGCAAGAGGCTTCTTTGCATCTTCTATAGCTTTGTAGCTCACATAGTAGTCAGCCTCATTACCAAAAGCTTCTTGTAAATCAGATACAATCCTGCCATATCTACCCTCTGCTCTTGACTGCAAAAAGTCTACTGCATTTTTTCTACCAATACCGGGTATCAAATTAACCATCTCCAACACACCTCTGCTATTGGTTCCTAAGTCAGCCAAGGTTAATTGTCTATCTGTACCCATGGAGTTGTAAGCACTTACTAATGCCTCCTCTACACTACCATGGTCTTGCATTAATGCTTCTCTTACTTCTTGAACTGCTAACTCTCTACCCTTGGAAGCACTGGGCATGTCTGTAAAAGCATCAATGATTGCTCCTGTGCCTCTTGATAGTATTCTAATAGGATAAGATAACGCGGCAGATGCAAGTCCATTAATGTAAGGTTGATACTTACCAAACCTTTCTTTGGCTGTACCCTCCTCTTTGCCTAACCCATAAATGGTGCCATATGCACCTGATCTAAGAGCAGTTGTAAGATTGGGATTAAAAAAGTCTTTAGTTTTTGCTACAACCTTTGAAATCATGTCTGATGATTGTGGTGATAATGTTCTGCCACCACCAGTAGGTTTAATCTTTAATAATGATGGTAACAATGCACCACCAACCTCTGATAAAGTAGCTTTTATTGGTGATTTGTTTCTGTATGTCTCCATGCCATATCTTTCTACTGAGGTGGCAAAGTTACTAGGCAAAGATGATAAGCTACCCATGATCTCATCACTAAATCCAAATGATGCACCCTGCATTGCAAAATCTAATGCACTGCCCTCTACTCCATTTAAAAACCTAGCCAGTTCTACATGATCAGGATTTGCATTTTCAATACCCACACTAGCTATCTTTGTGTTTAAAGCTTCCTTAAGCCTTGCAACATCTTGTACTGTAGAGATGTTTGCTTTTTCTAATTTATCTAAATAATCTGCTGATAGGTTCATGAGGTTAAATCTTTTATTGAGTCATCTGCTCCCACACTGCCAAGCTCTTCTAAAACTCCATCTGTTCTGATTCTATATCTTTGACCACCTTTCTCATATTCAATGGAGCCATCTGCATTTGTTTTTTGATTAGTAGAGCCTTCAGGAAATTTAGGCTCAAACAAGAATAAGCTTTCATCAAACACTACAGGAGCCTGTTTTTCAAAGTTTGGATAAGCACCCTTTGATATTTGATCATTGTATTTTTGTATTTCGTGATTAACTCTTTGAACCTTTCTTTGTAATACCTTTCTTAAAACTTTTGCTACCAACAATGGGTTTTGTAAAGCTCCCGGCTCACCTCCCAAGGCACTTATAATTCTTTGAGCATCATACTCAGTCATAACACCCGGTCCAACTGTCTCAATCCTAAATCCACCAAGCAAAGACTGGAATTGACCATCAAGTATGGCTTGCTTTAATTCACCTTCAGTAAGATTATTTTCTCCCATGGTAGTTTTAAATAATCCCACAAATCTATCAGCCAATAATTTAAAACCAATCTCTCTATCTTTTTGTTCTTTTAAATATGTTTCAAGCTTATCAACAGACATTTTTTCATCAAACACTTTGTCTTGTAATTTGTAAAAGGCATTGGCATCAAGCACACCCTTAGAAAGCTCACCCTCTGTTGTTGGTCGCATATCTGTGCCTTTAAACTTTTCAAAAAAATCTTTTTCACTTAGAGTTTCACCCTCACCCTTGAAAATCATCTGTGTGCCAACAAGTATGGCTTGATAAACTTTGCCATCATTGTTTTTATAAATAGATAAAACCTTGCCTGATTGTGGTGACTTAGATTTACTTGCTAACCCAAACGCCAGTGCATCTCTTTCTCTTTTAGCCTTTCTTCTTTCTTCATCTATCTCATCTTGCAAAGACTTAAATGATTGAAAGCCTAAACCTATGCCTCTACCAAGAGAAGGAAACTTCTCACCTTGCTGTGCCAATAAACCTTTACCTAATTCAGATGCTAGGTCATAGCCTGTTAGTCTCCTTGGTTCAGGAGCAAGGACATCAAGCAATCCACTATATAAAGCATAGTTTTGTGTTACATCTTTAGGGTCAAGCATTGTACTCAAAATGCCACTGGCATCAGTAGTCTCCTGCTCATTCTCTACATCACCACCATTACTAAAACCCATGAGTGTTGGTATGCCTGTTCTATTCATTGCCATTTATGATAAAGAACCACTGGGGTCAAATGGAACTGATGTTGTTGGTGGCATTGCTGATGTTGTTGGAGCATTAGATGTTCTTCTAAAAACTGCATTGGGGTCATACATAGGCTGTGGATTAAAGAAAGAACCTAAGCCACCTAATGCTGATAAGCCAACACCTAATCCTGTTTGTAAAGGTGAGGGTGGTACACCAAAGGTAGTAGCAGTCTGACTAAAGCCTGCTGGCACACTTTGAACAAATGGCAACAATGATTGCATTTGCTGTAATGGTGCTTGCTGTTGTGCAAGTGCATTTCTTCTAGCCACATCTAATTGAGCTTGTTGCATACCCTGTGTTAAGCCACCAATACCTAATTGATTTTGTACATCAGATTGCCTTGCTTGTGCAAGCTGGGTGCCAAGATCAACCAACTGACCACCTAAGCCTATTTGTCCTCTTTGTCTTGCTTGAGCTAAAGAACCAAGTCCTGATGATAAGCCAGCCAAGGCACTTTGTTGTCTATTGAACTCATCCATGGCTCTAGCTTGTGCTTGTTGAAAGCCACCACTTCTAATCTGAGCTAAGGTTTCTGATAAACCTCTACCCAACATTCTTGCTCTATCTTCAGCACTAAGTCTTGCTCTTGAGCCAAATGCAGACTCACCACTAGCAACATCTCTTGCTCTAGCTAGGATGTCTTGCTTCTCACCAGCTTCCATCACATCTCTTGTGACTTGATCTACAACTGCTTGCTCAAATGGGTCTTGGAATTGTTGAATCATGCTTGGGTCAAACTGACCTCTGCCTACTTCTCTAAGCACATCCTCAGCCTCACCTAAGCCACCAAATAAGTTTTCTAAGCCACCTCTAAACCTTTGCCCTGCCTCTTGAATGAATGGCTCCTGCACACCCACAGACTCCCTAGCTCTATTGATTGCATCTATTTGGTCAGGTGATAATCCTGCAACTCTTTCAGGCACAACCACTGGTCTGCCCTGATCATCAAAGAAGGTTCTATCACTTGCTCTGAATACTTGTTGCAGAAAGCCCGGTCTATAGCTTGAGGTACCCGGTATACCTGAGCCAAAGAATAATTCTCTTGTGGCTGGGTCTAGGGTTCTATCTTGTCTGATTACATCTGTTGCAATCGGACCGCCTGTTTGTAATCTTGCTATCCCATTCATGCTAGGTTCTCAAAATGACTCATGAGCTTATACATAATTCTTGTACCTGCCTCTCTATCACTGCCACCATTAGGACTCAATGTGACAATACCATTATTAGAACTCATGTCATATGAGCCTGCATTTCTAACTGCCTTAGCTGTCATGACAAACTCACCATCACTTAACATTGCAGGTATGTCATCACTTGTACCAGTACCCGGTCCATCTATCTCTCCATTCTTTCTAGGAAAGTCAGCCATGTTGATAGGTGGCTCACCACCTTCTTGCATAGCTACAGCACCACCTTGAGCAAATGCCATGATGCCACCATTTCTTGCATTTCTTGGCATACCACCTGATAAAGCAGGCATCCCTTCTGCTGTAAGACCAAACTCTACTCTTGATGGCATCTCCTCACCAGTTCTCCTAGCAATCTCAGATGCTATGTTGTATCTACCTAATGCATCCATGGTTGTAAGTGGAGTCAAAGGCACACCTTTTTGTTTCTTCTGCTCTTCATATGCTAGTTTGCCTAAAAGTCCTGCAAGACCCGCTAATGCAAACTGACCACCTGTACTCATGCCACCTTGATTGATGATGTTGCCTTTGCTGTCAACCTGTGTTTGTTGTTGCCTTCTTATTTTTGATAATTCTGTATTTAGTGCTATAGGATTTTTAAGCAAATTGTCTATATCTGTTTTACTATAACCAGCATCTTCAAGCTCTTCTCTTCTTGTTCTGCCATCATCTCCAGTTACAGCCTTGAATATATCTTCAATTCTTCCAACAGCACTTTGCCCTGAGCCTGTAGCTGGGTCATAATTTGCACCCCTTCCTAATAAACTAGGTATGCCTGAAACTGCCCTAGATGCTAAATTTCCTATAGCAGATGCACCACTACTCAAAGCTTCTCCAACAACAGGTATTTTGCTTAGACCACCAACAATGGCAGAACCAGCGCTTCCTAATGCACCACCAATAGCAGAGCCTACACCGGGCAACACCATGGGCAACACAATAGGTGCCACCTTTTTAGTAATTTTCTTTCTAGCTCTATTTAATTTAGACAATGCTTTTTTTATGAAAAATTCTTGTAAGCCTGTTTGTGGGTTGATGGATGCTATGCCACCCAATTCACCTGTGGTATCAACAATTCTTGATCTTGGGTCAACACCCATTTCCATCATGGTTTCATCAAGAGCATCTGCTATTGGTGGATTAGCTTGTAATACTTCAGGTGGCACAACAACATCACCTTCTGCAAGGTGTCCAATCGTTGTATCTTCGTTTCTACCCATCATACCCAAAATGCCTTTTGTATCTAAATCAGATATTTTCATAGAAACAGGTGTCATCATTTTTCTTGTATCACCACCTGACTCTATGTTAGACATTGTTACATCTACATCTTTAGGAGCAACCTTTTGTATTTCCATGCGAAAACCATCTATATCTATGCCAGTTCCTAGCTCTTCTATAATTTTTTGTTGTGCCTCAACTGAAGGTACTGAGTTCATAGGGTTTGTTAAAATTGTTCTTACTTCTTGCTCAAAGCCTAAATCTACCAATGGCTGAAACACACTGGTGTCAACATCACTCATTGGCATTGGTTCATCTTGCATAACACTTAAGTCAGGCAATCTGCTTTGCATCATATCATTTGATTCAAGTGGCTGTATGTCTGCTAAAAGCATTTTATTTGTAGCCATGTTGCTATCAAGAGCCTGCATAACTCTTTGTGCATCTAAGTCTGTCATGACACCTGAACCAACTGTTTGATTTCTTAAGTCACCAACTAATCTTTTTAGTGTTTCATAAACACTTGGCAAAGCCTGTGTATTTAATTCACCACCCATCATTTGTAACATTCTTAAAGCATCTGAATCTGATAAAGAACCTTTGGGCAAGCTTAACATTGCCTCCATTCTAAGTTTTGTTGATTGTCCTTTTGGAGTAGAAATAAATGCTTGAGGCTGTGTCATAAGCCTCTCTACATCTTGATCAGACATTACACCTGAACCCATGGGATTTACTTGTTGTGTGAGATTTTGTATTCGTTCTTCTAATGTTGCCATATCTAACCTATTGTAACTGTTACAGAGCCTACTGCTCCTGTGCCACTAACACCACTTAGGTATGTCCTGTGGCTATATAAGTCTCGAAACTCTACCCCATCAAATGCTTGGTGTATCTCCCTTGTTAAGTTGAAGATAATATCACCTGCAACAAAATTAAGTTCACTTATTTCGGAATCAGTGAACTGGGGTGTTCGATTTGGGTCGAACCTCCCTAAGTTTATCTCTAAAACCCTAACCAATCTATTAAAGGTTTCTGTAGAGACTTCCTCCTCTGCCAGTGGTAACCTTGTTGGCAACAGCCTTGCCATTACCTTTTACCATCAGGTTGTATGTCCATTCTAGTATATCCTAATCTCCATTGCACACCTAATCTATTAGATGCATCTGCATCATCATCACTTTGCAGTCTCAATACAGCTTGTCTGCCTCTAGCTCTTACATGCAACTGATCTGTGTTATTAGAGACATCTTTAGTAAACCTTGTAACTAAAGACTCAGCAGGCTCATTTCTTGTTTTAAGCACTATGTTGATTTGTGGTGCGCCTGTTGCTGTGTTAGTGCCTGCAAACTTAATATCAGGTATGACTCTTCTAACAAATACAAAGTCATTACCATCTTGTAAATCAAAGTCAGCACTTTCTATGAATACATCATCCATGGGTGAGCCATCATTGTCTTGCCCACTCTCTTGATTAAATAAAGTGTTAGATGCTGTAGCTAAAGGTCTATCAAACACATCTTGATCTAGCCAAGAGGTTCTTATTAATTGTCCAATAGACCAACTATCCTCTAAATAGTTGTAAATAACATATCTTGATATTTCACCTGTGCTATCTTGTGTTGATGGATAGAACCACCATACTTCATTAAATTCTTTGTTAAGCAAACCAAAGACTTTAAATTTTTGGCTCATGTCTAGGTTGTCTAATACATAACTTAACACACTACAGCTAAGTCTTTTAACTGAACCATTGTAAAAATAAAAACCATCATCACTCATCCAGTAAACACCACTAGGTGAATTTATACAGCCATTAGGACTAATTAAACCAACACCTTGATTAATTAAGTTCACAGCAAAAGTAAGGGGCGGTCCAACAAAGGTAATGTTATACAAAGCAGAGTCAGTCCAAACCAAGGTTTCTTGTCTAGCTCTTATACCACCTATTATCTCACTGCCTGCTGATAATCTAACTGAACCTGCTGTATTGGTGGTCTTTGGCTCCCATTCTGTAGCACTCTCTTGATCAGAGAAAGCTATCAACATAGGGTCAATGGCACCTGTTCTAGCTGTGCCACCTGCATTAAGTGGGTCAGCACCTAAAACAAACACATGTCTATCTGTATCTGAAACTATGACTTGTAAGCCTTTTGTGGGTGATAAATTAGCACCTGATAATGCAGTAATGTTTATACCTCTAGTGGTAACACCATTAGACTCTTGCCAAATGTAAATAGCACCACCTCTATTGTTAAATAATAAATCTTCACCAAAATTATCTGCTGACCAAAGCCTAAGTTGATTAGTGTCTGACAGACTTGTGGTTGAACCAAAGGTTCCATCACCCCAAGCACCAACACCCCAACCAGTAGATTGCACAAAATTATCTAAACCAGTATTAATTTGATAGGCACCAACAACAGATGAGCCACCATTACCTGTATCAGATGAGTTGGCTGTTACAGTCACACCACTGGTATTTTTAGCCTCTATGGTGTAAGAGTTTGCATTAACAATGGTTGCTATTTGATATTCTTGATTAAGAACATTTGAGTTTATATTGCCACCTAAAGATGATGCACCTGAAAAAGTCACAAAATCATTTTGTACTGCTCCATGGCTAGTATCAGCCACAGTGATAGTAGCATCACCATTACTTGCAGAAAATGTTACATCACCTGCTGATGTGGTAAGTCTTATGGGTGTAACATCATTTATATTATCACCCTCTTTGATATATGCTTTTAAATTAGTACCTAAGAACAGGTACTTAGTGCCTTCTAGTGCTATCCAGCCAAAGAGTTTTCTACTGGTGCCTAAAAAAGTATTGGTGGTATTTTTTGCCCAGCCACCTATCTTTTCTACAAAGCCTTTACGAAATCTGACTAAAGAGCCATCAAACCAGCCACCAGCATTGGTGTAGCTTGTACCCTCTCGATCTATTCCTGCCTTAAATTGAAACTTTGCAAAGGGCATTTCATACTAGGCAATACGAATGATAGCTGTTGAGGCGGCTGCGGCTGGAAAGACTATAGTAAAGTCTCCTGCTGTTGATGTTTTGTCTCCACCAAAATCTATAGTAGCTACTGACTTATCACTGTTAGTATCGTTATAGATCATACATCCTCTAGCTGTCACTGTAGCTGTACTAAAAGTCAAATCAGCAAAATCAGTGAACCCTGTGGTTCCTGAGCTTGTTGGTGCTACTTTAGTAAGAGCAGAACCACCTGATGTGTAATTAGTACCACTTGCTTGACCAGTTGTTGTAAATGCAGTTGTGGTAGCTCCAAGTGTTGCTGAACTTGTGTAAAGTGCAAGCTTGAAAACATTACCATTGGTTGCAAAATTATGAGTAGCAGTCAACAGTTCCTTTTTGAAACTTGTGGTTAATGTTGATGATATTGCCATTTTATTTTAACTCCTTAAAAATCTTTGCTAAATCCTCATGTCCTTGGCTTACAAGTAAGTTATGAATAGTACATCTCTCACTATTAATAGCCTGTTTCATATAATAAAGTATTGTATTGTAAATTGCTAGTTTGTATGCTTCAGCTTGTTGCCTTACATGTGGAGCGGCGTTTTCTGATATGCCACAGATTCTATTGGTTAATTGCTCTGCCCACCACTCAGGGTCATGACCCTTGTTTACTTCAGTCTTTACTGTTATTAAACCAAGACTAGATTCTCCAACATCTTCAAGCATTTACCACTCCTTTGGTTCTACAGGACTTGTTTTGTCATCATGCCTGCCTATCAACATAGGTTCCACAGCTTTTTCATTGTAAGTTAGTTCACTATTTTTCCTAACAATAAGCTCATCATTCATCACCAATGGAAGCATGGGGTCATCCAGTCTATGATAGCCATATAGCTTTTCTTGTAATGGCACACAGGTATCAAGCAATGTAGATGTTTGTGCTATACCTACTTCTATGCCTGCAAACATACATTTAGCCAACCAAAACTCAACACAAGCTCTACCTGATTCTGCAAAGTGTAGGTTGCCTCTATAGGTAAAATCAACACCATAAATTCTTATTGCACCTACTTTATTCCATAGTGCAAAAGCTAAAGCATATGCAACAGTGTTGTTTAGGTATGAGCATTGCAAGTCTTGAACTATTTGCTTAATAGGATAGAGTTTTAAATTCTTACATCTTTTATCAAGCTCACAGGTATAGATAGGCTTATCACCAGTCTTAAGCATTTTAACCATGCCATGTGTTTGACCACCAGCATCATCACTATCTAAAAATCTTGATGGTGGGTCAAGCATAAAGGTTCTATCATGATATATCACAGAGCCTACAGCATTGATACCCCACACTTCATCAAAATGATCTCCATGTGATGCGGCTAAGTTATATTCAAACCAGCTTTTGCCCAAGCCTACAATAGCTACAGTTTTACCTGCAAGCTTTTTAATTGGCTTATCTTTTGTTTCTTGAATAGTCAACTTACATTAATTCTAAGAGAGTCATATCGCATTTCATCTCTTGTGTCTCTGCCTTCACCTAGATTTTTAAGTCTAGCTAGGCTCTCTTTAAATCTAATTTCGTATTGTGCTATGTCATCAGCAGGAAGTTTAAGATATATGGCACCCTCTATGAGAGTTCCATATAATAATGTTTCCTCTGCATTTGTTGAAAGCCATGTAGTTCCTGTGTCTCCTTGAGTGGTTAAAGATTCAGGTTTAGCAAGATAATGTAATTCTGCTGTGTAGTTTTGATCAGGCTTAGGTGCTACCTCAAAAGTATTATCATCAAATAGTGCATAATACCTTGGTCTACCTGTGGTGGTAGTTGATGGAGCAAACTCTTTGATGAAAGAATTGTGCTTAAAATCTAAATAATAGTAGTTGTTAGAATCAATTACAGCCAAGCTAAATGGTGCTAAAAAATCTGTAGGTGTAGTTAGAAACCTAGAGCTAGAAGTAAACAAACCATCCACATTTTTTCTTTGATTGGGTAGCTGTACACTTTTGAGTATTCTATCTTCTGCATTTTCGATAAATGTATTTAGATTGCTAACAAAAGTTGTTTCATCAGTTTCTAAAAAATTTTGAACTGTTGATTTTAGAGTTGCTAGTGTGAGGCTCATAAGTTAAGTATAACACTAACTTGTGTTAATTGTACCACCCATACCTGAATGATTGGTGCAGTAATAGTAAAGAGTGGGCGCTCCACTTGCAACCTCAATCTGTGTATATGCACCTGATGAGCCTGCTGTTCCATTGGTTGTTACACCAGTAGTGTATTCTGTGCCTCCACCATGTGTGCCATTAGATGTTGTTGA